AGCAAGCCAGCAGGCGCTTACTCAGGCTCGTGCCTCTGTTGGCGCAAAGCGAGAAACCATTAAAATTACAGACCGTGAATGGGAAGCAATTCAAGCTGGTGCTATTAGTGAGAACAAGCTCACCCAAATCATCGACAATGTGGACATTGACAGTCTTAGACAGCGCGCAACACCGAGAGCAACAACAACTCTCAGCACTGCAAAGCAGAATAAGATTGCTTCAATGAATGCTTCTGGCTACAGCACATCGGAAATTGCTGAAGCTCTTGGTATTTCAACAAGCACAGTGTCTAATTACTTGAATTGAAAGGAGTGACTGGTATGAATGGTTCTTGTGCCCTTACCACATTTGACAACCCTTATAATCCATTTGAACAGTTCTCCGATTGGTTCCTGTTCGATGTAGAAAAGGGTTACAACACTTGCGCTTATCTCGATCGAATTGCTCACACTTCTGACCAATTCTCTGAAGAAGAGAACAATCAAGAGATTGAAAGAGCGATTGACGAGATCATTCGTTACGACTTCATGAACATTTACAAGAAAGTTAAGAGAACGAAAACAACAAAAGCAGACAAGGCTTGAACTATAGGTTGAGGTCTAATGCTCTTTGAATAAAGTTTTTGTTTTCTTCTCTGAAAACATTTGAACTTGAAGTCAATACAAACAAATAACCACTTGATCTGCACTGCTGCCACAGGGCTTAAAGACATGGGGAGGGGGTCTCCAAAATCACACCCCCTACCTCATCGCGGCGGTCTTAAAAAAATCTCCGGAGGGATATTTTGGGAATGGGGCTTACCCCCTCGGGTGCAGTATTTGAACGAGCTTACAGGGTTGAAGTATTTTCCATAAAGTGTGAACATCTCCTTTCATGTTTCTTTTCTCCTTTCGGTGATTGGTGGAAATTCAGCTCTGTAAGTTCTTTCAAATACTGCACCTATTCTTACCTAAAAGAGTATCAGTTTAGACAGAAAGTACAGCACAAGTATGCGGATATGGCGGAACTGGCAGACGCAATAGACTCAGAATTTATTGGAGGTAACTCCGTGCAGGTTCAACTCCTGTTATCCGCACCAAATTTTTAAGAGAGGAGGCAGTGCTAATGCCCAAAGGTAAAGCTGCAAGCTCTTCCGACTCAAATAGCCCATTGAGACCACCGACATCTCTCGAAGCGCAAGAGAACTTAATGATTTCTTTGGCGGTTCAATGTGCTGAAAAGCAGCTCAGAGACGGAACTGCTTCTTCTCAGGTCATAACGCATTATTTGAAACTTGGTTCCAGTAAGGAACGAATCGAAAAGGAGATTCTGGAGAAGCAGAAAGAGCTTATCGAAGCGAAGACCAAGAATCTAAATTCCAATAGTGAAGCCAAAGAGTTGTACAACAAGGCTCTTGAAGCGTTTAGGAGATATTCAGGTGCAGGCGGTGATGGCGATGAATATTAAAACTTATTCAGAGTTGATTACACTGCCGACATTTGAAGAACGGTTTTGTTATTTGAAACTCGATGGCTCTGTTGGGAAAGAGACTTTCGGTTTTAAGCGCTGGCTGAACCAAGAGTTCTATCATTCAGACAAGTGGTTAAGATTCAGAGATGAAATTATCATTCGTGATGAAGGTTGCGATCTCGGAGTACCGGGTTATGAAATCTTTGGCTCAATATTGATTCATCATCTGAATCCCATCACTTATGAAGACCTGTTGAATCAGAGCCCATGTGTCTTCGATCCGGAGAATGCAATATGCACTAAGTTGAATACACATAATGCTATTCACTATGGTGATGAGAGTTTGTTACTTCTCCCTCCAGTACAGCGCACACAAAATGATACATGCCCCTGGCGAAAATGATGAAAGGAGAAACCCAATGGAAAATGAAATCTATGAAAATTCTGTTCTTGATGAATCGACCGAAAACATCGAGGAGCAGGAAGCTGGGCTTTGCGAAGATGCAGCCCGGAATGTGATCGGTGTTGTTACCGATTGTCTGAAGCTAAACATTCGTGAAAAGCCGAGTAAGAATTCCAGAGTAGTAACGGTTGTGACATGTCTTGACGAATTGGAAATTGACATGGGCGATTCCAATGATGATTGGTACGCTGTCTGTACTGCTACCGGTATCGAAGGATTCTGCATGAAGAAATTTGTAGCCGTCAGGCAGTAAGGAGAAAACGATATGGACAGTATACTGACATCGATTAAAAAGCTGCTCGGAATTGCTGAAGAGTATGAGCACTTTGACCCGGACATCGTCATGTACATCAATTCGGCATTCTCAGTCTTGACGCAGCTCGGTGTTGGTCCTGAAGAAGGATTCCGTATCGAAGATGCAAGTAAGACCTGGTCTGAATTCCTGTACGATGATCCTCGTCTTGAATTTGCAAAAACCTTTATCTACCTGAAGGTAAGACTGGCATTCGACCCGCCGTTGAGTTCGGCAGTGATGGAAGCAATTAACCGACAAATCAGCGAGCTTGAGTGGCGCATCAATGTGACAGTCGACCCTGATTAAAAATGAGAGGAGGATTTCAAAATGGATAATACAACACTCGCCCATCACGGTATTCTCGGCCAGAAATGGGGGGTCCGGCGCTATCAGAATAAAGATGGCACTCGTACCGCAGCCGGAAAGAAAAGAGAAAGTTCTTCTAACTCTGATGCTTCTGCTCATGAGGACTATGCTAAAGCTCATAACAGTAAGAGCGTTAAGTCTATGAGTGATGCAGAGCTTCGTAACCGACTGAATCGTCTTCAGATGGAGAAACAGTACAGTCAATTGTCTTCGACTGATGTGAATCGTGGAAAGGAATATGTATCAAAAACTCTGAAAGTTGCCGGAACAATTGCAACTGCTACCTCAACTGCCCTAACTATTTACAATAACTATGGCAAGATCAAAGAAATTGTAAACGGTATGGCTAAGAAAGCTGGCTAAGGAGGTACTTATGGCATTATCAAACACTGCCGTTCCCAAGTATTATGGCATGTTTCGTGATGCCGTGATTCGAGGGGAAATCCCAGTCTGCAAAGAGATCTCCATGGAGATGAACCGTATCGATGATCTCATCGCTAATCCGGGTGTGTACTATGATGACCAAGCTGTTGAGGGATGGATCGCTTATTGCGAGTCCGAACTTACTCTAACAGATGGCTCTGACCTTAGCCTATTGGATAGCTTCAAACTTTGGGGCGAACAGATCTTTGGTTGGTACTATTTTGTTGAGCGAAGCGTGTATCAACCGAATCCAGATGGTCACGGTGGGCACTATGTTCGCAAGAATGTGAAAAAAAGGCTGATTAACAAACAGTATTTGATCGTTGCACGAGGAGCCGCTAAATCAATGTACGGCTCAACCTTGCAGGGTTACTTTCTGAATGTTGATACCTCTACTACTCATCAGATCACCACCGCCCCCACAATGAAGCAAGCGGAGGAGGTCATGTCCCCTCTTCGCACCGCTATCACCCGTTCAAGAGGACCGCTGTTTCAGTTCCTGACAGAAGGCTCTTTACAAAACACAACTGGTTCCAAAGCGAATCGCACAAAGTTAGCCTCTACAAAAAAGGGCGTTGAAAACTTCCTGACGGGTTCGCTTCTTGAGGTCAGACCCATGAGCATCAATAAACTCCAGGGTCTACAAATCAAGGTTGCAACCGTTGATGAGTGGCTTTCCGGTGACATTCGAGAGGACGTTATCGGTGCTATTGAGCAGGGTGCGTCCAAGGTGAATGACTATATCATTGTTGCAATCAGCTCGGAAGGTACGGTTCGTAACGGAAGCGGCGACACCATCAAAATGGAGTTGATGGACATCCTTAAGGGTGACTACATCAATCCCCATGTTTCCATTTGGTGGTACAAGCTTGATTCCATTGACGAAGTTGGAGACCCGGAAATGTGGCTCAAGGCTAATCCGAATCTCGGAAAAACTGTAAGCTATGAAACTTATCAGCTTGATGTTGAACGAGCTGAAAAAGCTCCAGCTGCCCGAAACGATATTCTTGCAAAGAGATTTGGGCTGCCTATGGAGGGCTACACCTATTACTTCACTTATGAAGAAACTCTTCCGCATCAAAAGAGGGACTACTGGCAGATGCCTTGTTCTCTCGGTGCAGACTTATCGCAGGGCGATGACTTCTGCGCATTTACATTCTTGTTTCCTCTGCCAAATGGTTCTTTTGGTATCAAGACACGAAACTATATTACCTCTACAACTTTAATGAAGCTGCCTGCTGCTATGAGGATCAAGTACGATCAATTCATGGCTGAGGGCAGTTTAATTGTTTTAGAGGGTGCTGTACTTAATATGATGGATGTCTATGAAGATTTGGATAACCATATTCAGGAGTGCGGATATGATGTTCGATGTCTTGGGTTTGACCCTTATAACGCAAAAGAATTTGTAGCGAGATGGGAATCTGAAAACGGTCCGTTTGGAATTGAGAAAGTTATCCAAGGCGCTAAAACTGAGTCGGTTCCACTTGGAGAACTGAAAAAGCTTTCTGAAGAAAGAATGCTTATCTTCGATGAGGACCTTATGACTTTCGCTATGGGTAACTGCATTACCCTTGAAGATACAAATGGAAACCGTAAACTTTTGAAGAAGCGATACGAGCAGAAAATCGATGCTGTTGCGGCAATGATGGACGCTTATATTGCTTATAAACTCAATCGAGATGCATTTGAATAAGGAGGTGGTCAAGTTGGATGAGATGTATCATCATGGTATTCTCGGTCAGAAATGGGGCGTTCGTCGTTTCCAGAACAAAGACGGAACTTTGACCGCCGTAGGTCAAAAGCGTTTGGAAAAGAAAGACACAAATTGGGCTCATAAAAACCACGACAAAATTGTATCTAAAGCCCGCAAAGATGTTTCCAAAGAACTCGATCAGTATGCCAATCAACTATTGAAAAATCCTTCCTCTGTGACATCTAAAGGTAAAATCAGTTCTTCGGCTATCAATTCCTATAATCGGAAGATGGCTGAACTGATGAATGAGTCCGTCAAGAATGTTACCGCACCTTCAGGGCGTGTCGTTCAATTCGTTGCAAAACGAGGTGAAGTCGGCGTGCATATGGCTCTGGCTGACAGAGGCTATGATATGCAGCAGCTGAAGAATGGTATCTGGGCTTCCGGTCGAGTTGCCTATAAGAAGAAAAATGTTGATATGGTTTAAGGAGGTGATGATTCAAAATGGAGATGTCTTTTGGTTCCAGACTGAAACATGCTTGGAATGCGTTTACTGGTAATGTTCAAACGAATTACCGGGATTTAGGTATGAGCTACTCATACCGAGCTGACAGACCAAGAATGTCCAGAGGCAATGAAAGATCAATCGTCACATCGGTTTATAACCGAATTGCGCTTGATGTTGCGGCCCTGAATGTTCAGCATGTTCGGTTGGATGAAAATGGGCGTTTTCTTTCGGTCATCGATGACGGATTGAATAATTGCCTCACTTTGGAAGCGAATGTCGATCAGACGGCACGGTCGTTCGTTCAGGATGTAGTTATCTCTATGTTTGATGAAGGAAGCGTGGCTATTGTTCCGGTCGACACCACGACTGACCCAAATGTGTCCGGTTCGTATGATATACAGTCTCTGCGTGTCGGACAGATTTTAGACTGGTATCCGCAGTATATTCGTGCTCGTGTGTACAATGAACAAACGGGCA